GCAGGTCCACGTCATTGGTGGCGTCGAGGTCGAGCGGCAGCGGCCCTTTGCGAGGCTCATCCGGCGCGTGCAGATCCCAGTCGCTGTGGTAGTGAAGGAAGTCGGCGAGCTCGGCCTCGGGGTTTTCGAAGCGCGGCGAGATGCGTCCCGATAGCGTCACCGCGAATACTGATAGGCCGCGCTTTGTCAGCGTCAGGCCGGACAGGTTTTCGATACCCATCACATGGAAACGATCAGCGTTTTCGACTTGCGGATCCCACTCATCGAGCGCGGCGACGATGCGATAGGCAATGGCATAGGCACCCATGCCATAGGCCGCGTCCGTGCCGAGTGCCCTCGATGCCGTCGTCGGCAGGCTGGCGACCGCGTATACTGCCCATTGCTGCTCGAAGGTCACGCCCTGGTCAGTCGCCCGCGCGACGATCGGGACGAAATAAGCTCCGGGTGGCTTGATCTGGCTCACCTGATCGGTTCCCTCATCGAAGGGGAATTCGATGGACTCGATCTGGCGCAGCGCGCGGCGCTCGTCATCCCATCCGAAAGCGGTTTTCAGGCGCGCTTCAATGGCCTTTTGAACGGCCCCCAGGGGATCGATGGCTGGATCGATCATCGGACTGCCTCGTCAAAGGCGTCGTTCAGATAGTCGAGCGCGAGTCCCGCCATCTCATCGGCATCCTCATCGGAGACGCCGAGATAGGGTCGCGCGGGCTGGGTCACCTTCTTGGCGGCGACCTTCACTTCTTGGCCTTTTTCGTCGAACGTCGTGAAGATCAGGACGCCGCCCGGTTTTTTTGGGCGGATCGTGCCGCCGAACTGGCGCATGGCGGCATAGGGCTTGTTGGACCCGACCGTAACGGAACCGCCATCCGCGCCGACCGCATGCGTCAGCGAGGCGGCGAGATGCCCACGATTTGTCTGTGTCTTGCCACCCCTCGCCCGAACGCGGGCAGAAACCGGCCAAGGCGTGCCGTCGGGATCGACATTGGTGGTGGTGAGACGGCGCTCGGCCGAGGCGGTGAGGGTCTGACCAATGGCATCCGCCAGCGGCGCGGTATCGCGGCCGCGCTTGTTCAGCTCGCGAAACACGCGCTTGGTCTGGCGCAGGCCGTCCAGCTGGAATTCTACGCGCAAGCTCATCTCCGCCGCCCATAGGCCTCAAGGGCCTCGCTCGGAAACGCGCCGGACCCCTCGGTGAACTGCGGACCGCCCGAGGAGGCCACAGTCGCGGTGTCGGCGCTGTCGAGCCCGACATCCATCTGGCCTTCGCGGATTTCCTTCAGCCAGACGAGCGCCTGCTTGTAGTCCTTCTCGATCCGGTCATCCGCCTGATCGGCGGCGAGGAAGTAGCGCGCGATAGCGAGCGCAGATTCTCGGACCATGTCAGGGACGGTGGTGAGTGGCAGCGTGAACCGTGAGCGCAGGTATCCGTCGACGACTCCTGTCGCGCGCTCGATGGCCGCCGTAACGACATCGCCATCGGCCAGACCATCAGCGTCTCGGTCGGCGAGGGTCGCGATCTCGTTCGCGCCATAGGCGGTTTCAAGCTCGGACTGGGTGATGTACGACATGAAACCTGCTCTCTTGAAATTTTGGTGACCGTCTCTCCGGTCTGTCACGTCCATTCACTCAGACGTTGCAGTCGATGATCCAGCCATCGACAGCCCTACTTCCGCCTGCAAAAATACCTGGCGGCGATAAAACGGCGAGGCAAGTTGCTGACCCGTGTGTCCGTCCATCGCAGCCCCTTGGGCGGGTTCGCTCTGGGATCTTGGTCGCGGGGGGCGGAATCGAACCGCCGACCTTCTGGTTATGAGCCAGACGAGCTACCGCTGCTCCACCCCGCTGGAAACTATCAGCCCGCAACGGCCTTCTTCAGCGCATTGGCGGGAGCGAATTTCGGAACGCGCTTGGCGGGGATGTCGATCTCCGCGCCGGTCTTCGGGTTACGGCCCTTGCGCGCCTTGCGGTCCTGTGTCTCGAAGCGGCCCAGACCGGGGAGGTACACATCGCCCCCGCCCTTCAGCTCGCTGTGGACAGAAGTCCGCATGGAGTCGAGAACCCGATCAACATCGGCCTTGGTCAGGCCCGTGTCGTTCGCGATGGCGCTCATGAGATCAGCATAGTTCATGAGCTTGCTCCTTCAGGGATCTTGAACCCGGCCGAAACCATGGCGTTCCAGACACGATCACGATCCTCGGCCTCGATGTAGACACGGGCCTTTTCATCATCAGTGCTGGCGAGCTTTTGCACAGCATCCATCAGGGTGCTGATTCGAGGTTCGCCCGCCTTCGTGAAATCATCCGGCGTGAATGCACGGATGGCCTGCTCGATCAGAGCATCGGATACGCCGGCACCATCTCCGCCAGCGAACTCGGCCGTCATTTTGACAGCTCCATCGCTCCCATCGTCAGCAGCGCCGGCTCCATCGACGGGAATCCCAGCCGCTACCATCGCGACCTCTGCGCGGGCACGAAGCCCTTCTTCCGTGGCGATCGCACCAAGGGCAAGAAGGGGCCGCGCAGCCTTGTCGCCAAGCTCAAGGGTTTCTCCAGCGCTCAAGGGCTTGCCGTCGTGCAGCATGCGGCGTGTGCTGAAATAAGTTTTCATTATGCGACCTCGGGAATGACGTTCTGGATCAGGTAGCCGGAAGCCTTCGCCTGGACGTGTTCCTCGACGAACTCGCCCGCGCGCATGGTGACCGAGCCGAGCAGACCGCCACCGTTCGGATCGGGGATACGCCCCGCGATCATGGCGTCGCTGCCGCCTGCGGCATGCCATTCGGCTGTGAAGCCCCAGGTGGGCATGCCACCCTGCGCCTGGGCAGCGCGGTTGCGGTAGAGCAGCGCGAAGCTGTTCCCCCAGGTGCGCTTCATATCGACAGCGCGACCGGGTCGGGCTGTGTTGACGTAGCTGTCCCCGACAAGGATTTCGTCGAGCTCGAACAGCTCGGCAATCTCCTCGCGCCGGACCATGCCGCGTGTCGCACCCGTGCCCCGGATCGATTCCACGATCACGGGATGGCGGGACAGTGCGGTCAGAACCCGGCGGGTTGCCACGCCGATGTTCGGGCGAGCAATGAAGGTGCTGTCGCAGCCATCCGTGATGACGCCGAGCGGATCGGAGGCCGGGTCGGACCACTGGTCGGACCCGGAAAGAGCGATGACCTTGTCAGTATCGTAGTTGGCCGCGTTCTGAACGGTCGCGGCGACACGGACTTCCCGGTCGAGCTTGACCAGATTGCTCACGGTCTCGACAGCGCGGGCCTCGGGGTCATAGGTCGAGTTGCCAGCGCTGCGCTGCGCCTCTGCGGTCTGGATGTCGCGGACGGGCACAGGAGCATCAAGCCCGCGATCAACGACGCTGGCCGTTTTCTGACTTGCACCGAACTCGACCTGATTGGGGGCACCGCGCCGCCCGATCGTGGTGTCGGGGACGGTGAAGTTGTCGGCGACGTTAAAGACGTCGTACTTGTAGAGCTCGCCTCCGACGTCGACACGGGGCATGACATCATCGGCGATCAGCGTGACGTCGGGGTTGCTGTAGTTCTGGACGATGGCGGTCAGACCGGCATCGATGACGAAATTGCTTGGCAGCGGCATACGGGTGTCTCCCTAGAGAACGTGACGGCCGAGGACGACATCGACGAAGTCGCCCGTCTGCTCGGCATCGGTGAAGGCGTAGCCGACGGCGGTGTCGCCTGCGGCTGCGGGGGTGGCGCGGCCCTGGGCGTCGGCGGTAATCGCCTCACCGGGCGCGATGGCCGCTCCGGCCTCGACCTCGGCGATGCCCGTGACGATCACGTCGCAGCGTTCGCCGATAGGGACTGGTCCCACGGTATCGGAGACGCCTACATGATTGTCGGTATCGGCCGCCGAAGGCAGCACCTGACGGCTTGCGTTCAGCTTGACGATGCGCCGAGCGCGGACTTCGGCGGCGGCGATGATCGTTTTTGCGAGAAGGCGGTTCATGGTACTCATGCTGCATCTGCCTCTTTTTCAGCCTGACGCACGGCCGCCGAGAACGACATGGCGGGGTCTTCAGCCTGAAGTTTCCTCGCGCGGGATGTCAGGGACGCGGTGTCCTTGCCCGGCGGGTCCTCATTGCTCGAGCGATCCGGATCAGATACGGCGGCGAGGTTCACGATTGGCGTCGCGCCCTTGAACAGTGCCTCGAAGGCATCCAACGCGGGTTGCGTCGTGCCGTTAGAGAAGGAGACGGGCTCGTCGGACTTGCCGAGGCGACGGTGAATGTCGGCGACGACATCCTTGCCGGCAGGCGCGAGGAGACCTTTCTCAACGAGACCGGCCGCGAAGGAGACGGACTGCTGTTTCGCAGCCTCGTCATCCAAGCGGTCCTGCTTGGCCTCGCGGGCGGCGAGATCGGTCGCGCGCTGGTCCAGCTCGGCCTTCTGAGCCGCAAGATCGACCGGCGGAGTCTTGGTTGCATTTTTGGTGGACATAGGCTGCTCCGGTTTGGCGGCAAAGGAGGGGTGGAGCTCGGCCTCGGCCGCATCGTCGAGCTCATCAAACAGATATGCGGGGTAGTCGCGGTCGGCAGTTTCCTTGCCCTCGCGCTCGATAGTGCGATCCCGCAGGTTTCGGAATATCGTCTTGACCGCTTCCCACCCCCAGCGCTGCGCGCTCAGCTCGACGGTGACGATCCCGTCATCTGATGCTGAGAAGGAGAGCGGGGTGAGGCCCGGGATGGCAGGAACCTGCGCGCCCAGAACGCCGACATGACGGATCGTGTCGGTTGCGGGGAGCGGGCTGCTCGTATGTCCCTTGGGCCACCAGCTGATCGAAACATTGCGATAGTGTCCCGCCTTGACGGCAGCGGCCAGCTCGGGCGTCACGTCGGAGACGGTGCCCCAGAGATGGCCCTGGTCATCGACATCGAGACTGTCGAGCCAGCCATGGGCCGCGTCGCCATCGGCGGGATGGCCGATTACGAGGGGAGCCTTGGCCGTGCCGGGCTGATAGCTCGCGGCGAGCTCATTAATGCGAGCGGCGTCGATCACGGTCGCACGGTCGTGCATGTCGCGATACGTTCCGGGCTTGGCGAGGTGAATGCGTGTGGTCATGGGCAGACCATGGCCGAACTCATCGGCCCACATAACCTGAAACCCCTTTCAGGGTCGGTGGCTTTGCGTGATCGATGCTATGCGCAGGGGAAGGGGAATGATCAGAAGGTCATTTGAAACAGAAATCCGCCAAATTTAAAAGGGGTGAACGCTGAACGGGTACATCGGGGCCAAATGACAACGATGGCGCTCAGTGGCGATCTGTGAGCACCCTTCCACCAGCATCGCTCTTAACGCGATTAGCGGTCGGTTACGGCGACGTTGCTACCCTTCACCGCCATCTCTGCCCGAAACCATCAAAGACCGCTCAGCGGCGATCTATGACGGCCATTCAGTCAGGGTCGTTGAACCCGCCCGTTGCGGGGTTGTAACGGGCGATGCCGGGGTTGCGCTCGAACCCCGGATCAATGCCGACCGGAACCTGAACGGTCTCGCCGGTCCGGTTGTTTGTGTAGGGCTCTGTCTTGGATATTTCCTCCACGGCGCTCTCGTCCGTCAAGGCCAGCCCATCTCGCTCCATAACCCGGCGCGATATCTGCCGCACCAGGCATCCGCACTTCCACCCGTTCGGGGCCCAGTGCGTCGTCCAGAATACATGATCGACCGGCAACGTCACGCCATGGAAGGGCTCATGCGCCTCGCGTTTGCTCTCGCGATCAATCTGGATGTACGTGAAGAACGGCATCAGCGCCTTGTTGCGCTGCGCCCGCGCCCAGCGGCCCGCGCTGTGAGCCGTGCGCAGGTTGGTGTCGTAGATGATCTCCAGTCGCCGCGTCGAGCCGAGCTGGACGTCTTCCAGCAGGCCGGTCTTCGGATCGACCATCGTGCCCTTGCCCCACCAACCCTTCTTCTCGAGAAGCGGCGCAAGCTCCTTGCGGAACTCTTCGAAGGTTGCTCCCTCCTCAAGCGCCTTTGTCATGGCCTCACGGATATCGGCCAGGATATCGTCACGCATCGCTTTCGCGACCGTGAAGGCGTTGTCGTGCTCGATGCCCCAAACATCCTTCCACGAAAACCGGTCGAGCGCGGCGCTGAACCCCTTGGACTTGAAATAGGCAAGCGCCTCCAGATCAGGAAGCGCCTTGAACTCGAACCCGTTCATGCCTCCTCCATTGCCTGGCCGTCGCGCAGCTCCGCGCCGACCTCGCCGCCGACCCTCGCAGCAAACATGGCCTGCCCGAGATGGTCTCGGAACACACCAGCTCCGTCATCGTCCAGCTCGATCTTGTCGAGCGCGGCCGCCAGCTCAGTGAAAGACGTCGCGCTGTTAATCGCATCGGTGACAGGGGCAAGGAGATCAGCGGCGGCGCTCGCAGATGCGCCGCCCTTAATCAGCGAATCGACGAAGCCGCCGATCGCGTCCGCTTCAGGGTCGGTACCCGCGAGCTTCGGCGGGGCATCAGTTCCGCCGCTCCGCTTTCCTGCGGGTTCGCGGTATTCATATCCCTCGCCGTAAACTTCCGATATCCGCCCCGTCGTCGGATGCCAACCCATAGTGGAAAGACTGCGATCCCGCCGCGCGGCCGCATCAGCGTCTTCGCTCTCGATCTTCTCGCGGCGAACAAGGGGGGGAGCGACGTCCGGGCCATAGTTCCATTCGGTCCACCACGTCACCGGCCCCTCGTTGAAAGAGCCGCAAAGCAAGGCCGCATCGGAATCTGCAACCTCGTCGCGCACATCCATATGCGTCTCCGATTGCGCGCGGCTCGACCCGTCATCGGTTGTCATGGTCTGGCTCAGCACGATCTTCGCGACGATCCCGTCCATGTACTTGTGAAAATCTTTGTAATCGAGCCCTGGGGATTTCGCGCTTTCCAGAAGCTCGGCCGTCATGCGTTCGGGCAGAGCGATGGCGCTATCGGTCTGGATCGCCCGCAGCGCCTCCAGTAGCTTGTCGATATCCTCTTGTTGCGAGCCTTGCGGGAATTTTCCGACGGCGGTTGGAGTGGCGTATTTGTTCAGCGCCGTCATCCACGCCGTTTTGCCAGCCCGCTTGAAATAGGCAGGCCAATAGAGCAAGTGCGCGAGGCCGAGGCCGTAAGGTTCATCGTCGCTATCTGCGCCGGTCGCCATTACCCAGAACTTGCGGTCGGGCATGCGTTCCGCTCTGCGCGCTGCGCTTTCGCGCAACATGAGCCGTCCATCGACATCAAACCCAAATCGCCGCGCCCGACGAACCTTGATCTGGTCGAAGACGATCATGTTGCCTTTCAGCGACCACATGACTTCTGCCACCCCGTAACCGTAGAAGACACCCCATAGCATCCGCTTGCACCGGGTATCGAAGTCCAGTGCCAGCAACTGCGTCTGAAGCTCCTTGGCTGCCTGAACGCTTTGAGGGTCATCTTCGTCCCCTGGCGCGACATCAAACGGGATCGAGGTCACGGCGTCGCGGCGCTGCTGCAGCGTCGACCAGACTTGCGGATCCGCGCGCACATGATCGAATAGGCGAAGGTCCCGCGCCGAGCCCGCGCCGTTCAGGATCGGATCGAGCGCCTCGCGGATGCCGTTCGCGTAGAGGCGCAGATATTCATCTCCGTCGCGGGCCGGTGCGGCCTCGTCGAAAACGGGTTTAGCTGGCGTTTTATCATCCATTTAACGGCCCTCGAAACGACGAAAATCGCTACCGGAGGAGACGGAGCCCCACCCGGCGCTCGTAGTGGCAGGAGCGGCTGCGCCGCCTCCATTGAATGCGGCCATCCCTGGCAGGCGCGTACCGGCAGAGGAGAAGTCGATCTCGACCGGGTCTTGCTGGGCGGCGAATTCCATCAACAATGCCGAGATCGCGCTGTCCGCATGACGCTTGCCACCATCGGAGCCGGTGTTCTCGAATCCATCAGGGATCTTCACAACACCGTTCACATAGGCAAGCGCGCAGATATCGGTGACGATGTCGTCGTCGCTCGGAACTGACATCGACGCATCCTCGATTGCGGAGACGATCTTCGGGCCATGATCGCGATACCATGTCGAGCCAAGGTGAACCTCCTCGACACGCGCCCCGTAGCGAACCCGCGCACTCTCGGCGGTATCGGCCCCGAGCCCCCCGGCATCAATCGCCGCATTCCATGGCCCGCGTAACGCATCGAGAATGTAGAACAGGATCTGGCGCTGGTTTTCAAAAGGCAGGCGGCGGAGCTCCACGACGAGGGTGGTTTCGCGCTTGACGCTCTGGGCGACCCCGGCCAGCCAGAACGATGTTAGGTGCCCCTTGCGCGCGATGTCAGCGCCAAGCGCCTTGCGTCTGCGCGGATCGAGGCCGGAAAGAACTGGCTTCAGGTTCTCCTCGCACCAGGCATGGATATCAGCCCGCCGATGATCTTCGGGATACAGGAGAAAATCCGGCTCCTTCGCCAAACGAAACACCGGAATCGCTTTGTCGACGCAAGCCAGCACCTGGACGCGGCTGACGGCCGAGCCCTCGGCATCGCGCGGGATCGTGTCCAGCTCCTCGCGTTCACGGGCCTTGTCGGTATAGGAGCCCCGGATCGTCCCGTACCATTCGTCGAACGGCATGATATCGGGTCGCATCATCTTGACGCGCTCGTAAAGGCCGTTCTCGATGACCTCGTCAAAGGTAATCCGCTGGACGGAATAGGACGTCTTGCCCGCCCGCGTCCGCTCGATCAGATCATTGAACGGATTGAGCCTGCCGTTATGGGTGGAGATAATCCGGATGCGCCCGCCCCAGATCAGCAGCGCGACGGCCGCGTCGATGACTTCGCCGACATCCTTGTGGAACGCCGCCTCGTCGATCACGACGATTCCCTGCAGGCCGCGAATGTTTTCGGGGCGGGAGGACAGGGCAACGATCCGGTTTCCCGAAGCGAAGGAAACCCGAAACGCGGAAATATGCTGGGAGGTACCGTCCTCCTTCTTGTCCTCGAACAAGAACTCATCGAAATGGGCAAG